CTCTAGACCGACCCTTGCAGAAATGCAGGGGTTTATTTGTTTTTGTAAAACGTATATATTTATATACAAATATACAGTTCCTTATACTGTATTAATTAAAAGAAAAAACTTCACATTACGATTTTAATAATCGTACAGAAATCACAAATTTTTATTTAAAATGGCAAACAAAGATTTATTCAAGCAAGCTATTGCTGAAGCTAAATCTGTAAGAGAAGCCGCTATTGCTAACGCTAAAGAAGCTTTAGAAGAGACTTTAACTCCTCATTTAAAAGATATGTTAGCTGCTAAACTTCAAGAGATGGAAGAAAAAGACATCGAAGAAGAAGTAGTAAACGAAGAAGAGGTAGAAGAAGGAAACTATAAAGACAAAAAAGATGAAGCAATCGAAGAAACTTTTACAGAAGAAGAAGAAGTAGAAGATGCTGAAGACGATGCTGACGTTGATTCAGAAGAATCTGAAGAGGAAGCAGAAGAAGATGTTGAGGTAAAAGACATGGAAGTCGACGACCTTAAAGACCTTATCCGCGATATCATTGCTCAGGAAATGGGAGCTCAAGAAGAGGAAGAAATTCCTGCTGACGAGTTACCTGCTGACGATATGGTTGGAGCGGAAGACGAAGAAGAAATCGACTTAGACGAGTTACTTCGTGAAATTACAGAAATGTCTCATGAAGACACAGAAGAAAAACAAATGGAAGAAGAACTTGATGAAGTAATTGATCCTGTAACAGTAGGTGCTGGAGTTGCTGCCCTTTTCGGAGGAGCTGCTGGACTTTCTCACTTGATGGACAAACTAGAAGCTGGTGACTTTGGAGACAAAGGAAAAAAATTAGCTCAAGGACTTCGTAAAGCAGGAAAAGCTGCAGGTGATGTAACTCAACAAAGAGAAGTTTCTGAAGTAGAAATCGACGAAGTACGCCCAGGCTACGGAGTTGGTGAATTCGGAGGAGATAACGCTCTTATCGATGCAATGAACGTATTGGCTAAGAAAGCTAAAAAAGCTGGAAAAAAAGTAGCTGATTTCGTAAAAGATATCGAATTGGGTAAAATGTCTGATGCTATGAGAGAAGTTGAATTAGAGGAATCTAGTGATCTAGAAGAAGCTACTACAACTATCGAAGAGCTTAAAGGACAACTTCAAGAAGTAAACCTTCTTAACGCTAAGTTACTTTATGTAAATAAAGTCTTCAAAGCAAACAACTTAACTGAATCTCAAAAAGTAAACGTTATCGCTGCATTCGATAAAGCTGAGACAGTTAAAGAAGTAAAATTAGTATTCGAGACTGTATCTGATAACGTAGTTGCTAAAACTACTAAAGGATCAATCAAAGAAGCTAAATTAGGTATGGCTTCAAAAGCTACTGGAACAACTGCTTCTAAACCAGAAGTAATTTCAGAAGTTAGTGATGCTGTAAAAAGAATGCAAAAATTAGCTGGAATTATAAAATAAATTATTTAAAAAAGACAATTTTTAATCATGGAAATTAATCAATTATTAGAAGGGTCTCAAAGTAACTTCCGTAACTTGCAAGCTGACGCTGCTCGTTTGGCAGACAAATGGTCCCAATCAGGTCTGTTAGAAGGATATACTAACGAGATCGAAAAAAACAACATGGCTATGATCTTGGAAAACCAAGCCAAGCAAATCGTAGCTGAGCAATCTAGCACTGGTGCTGGATCAGCATCAGGAGGAAGTTTTTCTGCTGGAGCTGGTGAGCAGTGGGCTGGAGTAGCTTTACCATTAGTACGTAAGGTATTCGCTCAAATCGCTGCTAAAGATTTCGTATCTGTACAGCCAATGAACTTACCTTCAGGTCTTGTATTTTACTTAGACTTTAAATACGGTACTGCTGGAAAAACTAAAACATTAGACTCTAACATGTACGGTAACGTATCAACTGCTAACTCTAAAATTGGAGTAGATGTTGATCCTTCAGGAGGTCTTTACGGTGCTGGTGCTTTCGGATATTCTATCAACTCTGGATCTCAAGCATTTACTTTTGACGCTGTAGTTGCTACTGATTCTGGTTCTATCGGATATGACGATGAACTTACTTTAACTGATTTCTCTACTGTAACAGTATCTCTTGCAGGAACTGATTTTGATAACAAAGGTGTACGTGCCTTCCGTATCTTATCTTCTTCTGCAGATATTACTAACTACCCAGAGTTTACTTCAGTAAGTGGAAACAATGTAACATTCGTAGTAAAAGCTACTGATTTAGGTGGTGACTCAGGAACAGCTCCTATCACTGGATCTGTACTTTACCACAAACAACCTGTTGATAACAACAGAGGTGATTTTGAAGATAATAACCAAGTAGGAACTATCGAAATCCCTGAAATCAATGTAGAGCTAGCTTCTGAGGCAATCGTTGCTAAGACTCGTAAATTGAAAGCTCAGTGGACTCCAGAATTCGCTCAAGATCTTAACGCTTACCACAGTATTGATGCTGAGGCTGAGTTAACATCTTTATTGAGTGAGTATATCTCTATGGAGATTGATCTTGAGATCTTAGATATGTTGATTCAAGATGCAGTAACAACTGAAAAGTGGTCTGCTGAAAACAACAAGATTTGGAATGGTTCAACTTGGACTACTTCAACTTCTGATTTCTACAATACTCAAGGACAGTGGTTCCAAACTCTTGGTACTAAAATCCAAAAAGTATCTAACAAAATTCACCAAAAAACCTTAAGAGGTGGTGCTAACTTCCTAGTATGTTCTCCAACAGTTGCTACTATCCTAGAATCAATTCCTGGATATGCTGCTAATACTGACGGTGACAAAATGGACTTTGCATTTGGTGTACAGAAAGTAGGACAATTAAATGGTCGTTACAAAGTATACAAAAACCCATACATGACTGAAAACGTAATCCTTACAGGATACAGAGGTTCTCAGTTCTTGGAAACTGGTGCTGTATATGCTCCGTATGTACCATTAATGATGACTCCTCTTGTATACGATCCAAATACCTTCACACCACGTAAAGGTATCATGACTCGTTATGCTAAGAAGATGGTACGTCCAGAATTCTACGGTAAGATTTATGTATCTGATTTAGCTACAGTGTAATCTAACTTAGATTTCAAATAAATTAAGAGAGGCCTTCGGGCCTCTTTTTTTTGTTTCTTAAGTATAATTTTCTGATATTTATATATACGAACTTAAACGTTATTATATATGCCTTCAAACCACCACACGGACGATGTATTCGTTCAAAAAAGAAGACCAAAAAGACCAATTAAATTTAACGTACAACTTAACGAAGAACAAAAACAAGCAAAAGCAAAAATATTAGAAGCACCTATAACCGTTCTTAAAGGAATGGCTGGAAGCGGGAAAACTCTAGTAGCTACACAAGTAGCATTAGATATGTTATTTACCAAACAAGTAGAAAAGATTATTATAACAAGACCTACAGTGTCTAAGGAAGATATAGGCTTTCTACCAGGCGATATAAGGGAAAAAATGGACCCTTGGTTAGCACCAATCTATCACAATCTATTCATGTTATATAATGAAGCCAAAGTACGAAAGGAAATGGAACTTGGTAATATAGAAATAGTGCCATTTGCTTTTATGAGAGGAAGAACATTTTTAAATTCTTTTGTTATAGTTGATGAAGCCCAAAACGTAACTCATTCTCAAATGGAAACTGTTATTGGTAGACTTGGACAAGGATCTAAGATGGTGATTTGTGGCGATTTAGCACAGATTGATCTAAAAAATAAAAGAGATACAGGATTTTCTTTTCTTGCTAGATTAGAAGAACATGTAGAGGGATTCAAAACGGCTTCTCTAGAATATAACCACAGACATCAAATAGTTGCTCCGATACTTGAGGTATATAAAACCTTCAGGGATTAATTGCTATTTATAAATAAACTATATTAAGATGCCTAAATACGCTAACTTCACATACTTTATTAGAGAAAGAGTGAAACTCGAAGGAGTTGAAAGGGGTACTAATGTTGAAATTAGAATTCCTAGCATCAGCTATGCCGATAATAGAATAATGAATATTCCTGCCGGTCGTCATACTGAAGTAATTAATGTTGATAACCTACCAGGAGCAGGTACTTTTGTATCTAGTAGTATAAAGTACGCAAGAATTACTAATTTATCAGATGATAATATCGATCTGCAAATATCAGGCTCTACTTCAAATCAACATTACTTACTATCACCTAGCGGTAGCTTTATGTTTAGTTCAGAATATGTAAATGAAGACTTTAATAGTTTTCAATACGGGGATCTAAGATCGATAAAAGCTAGATCGATAGGATCGGGAGATGATGGATTTAGTTCCACATTAGGTTATTTTATAGCATTAACAGAAGAAGGATAATAGAATATGTCACACCCTACCTCAGACATCGAAATTTGGAACGGATCAACTAATTTTATTGCAGGTGAATCTACTCCCTTTGGCTTTTACGATGACGATCTAGCATTTCAAGAAGATGCTCCAAAGGTTGCAAGGTATTGTGCTGAAAAATTAGGTTGGCCTGTTCTTGATATAGAATTAAACGAAAGACAATTTTACACTGCTTTTGAAGAAGCGGTAACTGCATATGGTAAAGAAGTAATTGAAGCCATTGCAGCAGAAAATATAGCAAGTCAAGTAAACGGCGGTTCATCCGGTGAAGCGGTTAATAAGACTTTATTTAGACCTAGCCTGAGTAGTGTTGTAAGAGCAAGTAGAGACTACGGCATGGAAGCCGGTGTTGGTGGTCCTGCTAGATTAAGAAGTTACTTATTACAATTACAGCCCGGTGTTCAAGAATACGACTTAAACGACATTGACTCAGAAAGCAACGTAGAAATAAGAAGAATATTTTATGAAGCACCTCCTTCTATTTTGAGGTATTTTGATCCTTATGCAGGAACAGGAACAGGTATTCAGTCGTTAATGGATGCTTTTGATTTTGGATCTTATTCCCCTGGTGTTAATTTCTTATTAATGCCTGCTTCTTACGATATGCTCAAAGTACAGGCTATAGAATTTAACGACCAGATAAGAAGATCTGCTTATACTTTTGAAATCAATGCTAATTTTCTTAGAATATTCCCAGTTCCAAAAGCAGGTGGTACTTTAAAAATACAGTATTATAGAACAAATGAAAAAGCATTTAATGAAACAACTATAGATTTCGATGCTGCTGCAGAAAGCGCAGGCTCTGTACAAGGATCTGGAGGTGGAACCTCTACTACTGGAATTTCAACTAACTTATCTAATGTCAATGCACAGAATTTAATTTATTCTGAAATAAATGCTATAGGTAGGCAGTGGATTTTTAAATATACAGTAGCTACTTGTAAAGAAATGCTTGCTTATGTGAGAGGTAAGTACCAAACGGTGCCTGTACCTGGTTCGGAAGTAACAATGAATGCAGCAGATTTACTAGCTGATGCAAGAGATGAAAAAGTATTCTTAGTAGAGGACTTAAAAGCAACTATGCAGACAGCTTCTCTAACTAACCAGTTAGAGTTAGCAGCAACGCAAACTAAATTTATAAATGATGCAATGGCTGGAGTACCAATGCATGTATATATAGGATAATGAAAATATTTGATTTAATTTCAGAAATACAATTCTCAATCTACCAAGCAATGGTGAGAGTAGGTCATTCTGAAGACATAACAGTACAAGATGTAGGAGAAATGCTTAGAGCTATCCCCGGCGTTCTAACTGTTGGTCAGGTTTCCCATAATAGTGATAATAATACAGCTATTATGAAAGTAAAAATACTTACTACTAAACCAGCTAGTGAGGCTTTTGCATCATTCAAAAATACTTCTATACAGAGAATACCAGAAGTAAAAAAAGTAGAAGTTGCAGATAAAACAATTGAAAAGAAAAAATAACATATGCTATTCGGTAGCCAAAAAGATTTTAATGTTCTCTCAACCCACATAAGTAGAGAAATACTTCAACATATAGTAGAGCAAGAAATTGGCTACTATAAATTATCTTTAACCGATACTCAAGCAAATTTATACGGAGAAGCTACTGATAAAGTATATCTCAACCCAGTAAAATTAAATTGTCTTATTACAAGAGGTGATCAAGTAATAAATGTAGACGAATTCGGTCCGGATTTAGGTAGAGATGCTTCTTTTGCTTTCACTAGACAAGATTTAGTTGATGCTAATACTGTACCTGAAGTAGGGGATATAATACTATGGCATGAAGATTATTACGAAGTAGATACAGTTAGAGAGAACCAATTATTTGTAGGTAGAGACAGTAGCTATAATCTAACTGACTACGGTCATAGATTCGGTTCTTCTGTATCTATCATAGTAGACTGTCATTTAACAAGAACAGATAAAGTAGGAATAACAAGAGCACGTTAATAGATGGCTAAGAAAACTAAAATACTACCTAAAAGACAGTCACAGCTATCACAGGCTGCTATTGATACGTACAATAATGCTGCAAAACAACCTACTCCTGATGTAATCCGTAAGAATAGAGGCTATCAACGTTCGGTTAAAAATGATGACGTAAAGCAATTTAGTATTGGCCTTAGAGATATTGATGAAACTATAATATATTACTTTAACAACGTTATAAAACCATCAGTTATACAGAACGGTAAACGAATAAACGTACCAATCTTATACGGATCACCAGAAAGATGGAAGGCCGTACAAGCAGATGGGTATTATCGTGATAAAAACGGCAAGATACAGACCCCTTTAATTATGTTCAAGAGAGATTCTGTTGAAAAGAATAGATCTTTAGGTAATAAATTAGATGCTAACAATCCAAACAACTTTGCTATCTTTCAAAAACGTTATTCTAAGAAGAATGTATACGATAGATTTTCTACTTTAAATAATAGAGACAAAGTAGAGGAGTTATATGGGGTTATTATCCCCGATTACGTTAATATCACGTATTCTTGTATCATATTTACTGAATATGTAGAGCAAATGAATAAAATAGTAGAGTCTATTAACTTTGCCTCCGATGCTTACTGGGGAGACCCGGAAAAGTTTAACTTTAGAGCAATGATTGACAGCTATACTACTACAACAGAGGTAAATCAAGGACAGGATCGTACAGTTAAGACATCTTTCCAAATTAATATGATGGGACACATAGTTCCGGATAGTATTAACACGTCTATAGCTAATATGAATAAGTTTTACAGTAAATCCTCAGTTAGCTTTGGATTAGAAGTAGCTGGAACAGAAGAGATACTTACAAGAAGAGCAGGTTCACCAGCAAAAGATGCTCCTAAAGGTAGATTCTATGACGGACTTACCGGTAAAATTGAGACTACCCTTCAATCTAGCGGAATGACTGATGCCGAAAGAACTTATCTTGCATTATCTACTATTATAGATACCAACAATCAGAGTTTTAGTGTAAATACAGGAGATAATAGCATTACATTTGAAAATGTAACTATAGCCACACCTCCTGCTAATTTCCCAGCCTTAGAAGTAGCAGACTTCCAAGTATTTATTAATGGACTTATAGTAGAACCATCAGCTATTACATCTATTACCCAAGTAGGTAGTGATGTTGTAATAGCTTTTGGAGCTGGATTAGAATATACTATAACAGATCAGATGGAAATAACAGCTGTAGGTAAATTTGAAGTATAATGGCACAGATATTTTGGGAACAAATAAGAAATGAACTACCAGGAGTCGGAGAATTTTTAACCGGCTCTTTAAGTGTGTCTGGTTCTTTTGCAACTACAGGTTCTCTATCTATAGATTTAGATGGAGTAGATAATATTTTCAGCATATCAGTGACAGGAGAAGAGAAAATAAAAGTCAACACAGAAGGTACTTTACAGTTAGTATCTCAATCGATAACACCAACAGCAGTAGCAGGAGGTATATTTTATAGCTCCAGCAATGATTTCTACTTTGGTTTTAGTAATTAAAACATATTTATAATAAATTAAATAAAAATAAAACATGGCATCTTGGAAAAAACTACTTGTATCCGGGTCAGCGATATCACAGCTTAATAATGACGCAGGATACTTAACCTCGGTAACAGCTCAAACAGCATACGTTACTGCATCATTTAACGGAACTCACTTAATAGCGAATGACTCGCAGGGTCAATTAAATTTTGCTTCATCATCAGGAGCTGGTTTAACTATTAGTGCTGATGCCGGTAGTGACACACTAACTTTTGGATTATCTGCAATTCCTAATACTTCATTGGCCAATGACGGTATTACTATTGCAGGACAAGATACTTCATTAGGTGGTTCAATTACTGCAGACACAATTGCTGGTCAAATCAGCAACGATACTATTACTAACGCTCAGTTAGCAAATGAATTTGTTAGTTTTGGAGGTATATCTCTAAACTTAGGGCAGACAGATGCTACCCCAGCATTTGACTTACAAGATGCTACTAATTATCCATTTGATCAACTAACAGGACTACCAACCTTAATTTCTAGTTCAGCTCAGATCGATCACGATCAGACAACTAATTTTGATGCAAACGAACACTTTACCCAAGGTAATATTACAACTGTAGGTACAGTAACTTCAGGGGATGTAAGTGCTATTTTGCCAGCCGGTACAGTTTCAGGTTCCATAACATCTCCAAGCCAGGGTACCATAGCAGTAAACGGAGTAAATGTAGATTTAGGATTACAGACAGGCGATTCACCGCAGTTTACTAACCTAACTGTAACAGGTGACTTAACTGTGACAGGTGACACGATCCAAGCACAGGTAACTAATCTAGATATTGAAGATCGTTACATACTACTTAACTCAGGTTCTTCTACAATTGGAGATTCAGGTATTGTATTTGGAGGGGCTAATGGAGTTGCTCAATCAGGAGCCGGTCTTGTATGGGATGGAAGTTACAACAGTAATGACGGTCGTCTTGCTATTGTAAATACTTTAGCATCAAATGCTACAGGTGATACTACTCCTAATTACCATATTGCAGGTGTATTCGAAGGAACTGAAGCTAATGCAGCTACAGCACAAGCAGATCACGTAGGTAATATTAGAGTTGAATCAGGAGATATATTTATTTACGTATAAAGTTAAATAATAAAAAGTTATAGTGAATTTTATGGGATTAATAGATAAGGTTGCACCTAAACCTAAAAAGGCAGAAGGACTAACCAAAGAAGAATCAGAGTTTATATTAGCTAAATTAAGAACAGCTACTTATAAAGGAGAAGAATTCGAAATGTTTTATACAATTTTTCGCAAAATTGGAGAGCATATAAAAACACTTAAATAAACAGAAAGTCCTTCGGGACTTTTTGCTATTTATAAATATATTTCGTATTATATACGTTTATTATTGGCCCGAAAGGGAAGTGGGCTAGAATATTTCTAGTTACCAACCGTAATATAAGAAAATATGCCAAACTGGAAAAAATTAATAACCAGCGGTTCAGACGCTGCGTTAAATTCATTAAATGTAACATCCGCATTAACTGCAAGCGGATTAATATACCCCACACAAGACGGAGGCAATGGAGATTTCCTTACCACAGATGGTATAGGTAATTTAAGTTTTGGTAGGCCAAATGTATATTCAAATGTTAAAAACGTTTCTGGTGGTCAATTACTAAAAGGAACCCCAGTTCATGCAACAGGAACAGCAGGAAATACTTCTGAAGTTATAGCAGCATCCGCTTCTGTTGCTTCTACTATGCCTGCTACTTTTGTACTAAATGAAACTTTAGCAAATGATGCTGAAGGTTTAGCTCTAGTAACAGGGTATATTAATGGTATTGATACTTCTGCCTTTGAGGAAGGAGATGTAGTATATGTAGGAGCTACAGGTAGTTATACGAATATAAAACCCCAAGGTTCAAATAATCTTATACAAAATATAGGATTAGTAAACAAAGTAGATGCAAGTAATGGTTCAGGATATATTTATGGTTCAGGTAGATCAAATGATGTACCAACCCTACCAGTAGGTAAGATATGGGTAGGTTCTCCAACATATTCAGTTACTTCTTCAATCGTTACTTTAGATGAAGATAATTCACAAGCACAAATTACAGGCTCTTTAGATGTATCAGAAAACTTAACAGTTTCAGGTGATGTAACACTTTCAAATGGAAATGCTCTAAGATGGACTTCTGACGATGTTAGAATAGAAGGAACAACAGCTGGGGATAATATAAAATTTTATGTAGCTGATACAGAAATATTACAACTAGCTCAATCAGGAACTTTAGCAACTGTTACAGGTAACTTAAGAGTTACATCAGTACCAACAGGTACAACAGAAAATAAAATATTATTAACAGACGGATCTGGTAATTTAGTTACTAGAACTGATTTATCGTTACAGGGGGCCACAGGAGCTCAAGGTAGTACTGGAGCTACTGGGCCACAAGGAACTACTGGGGCAACTGGTTCTCAAGGACCGACAGGAGATACCGGACCAACAGGTCCTACTGGACCACAAGGAGCTGTAGGATCAACTGGACCAACCGGACCTCAAGGAACAACAGGAGCAACAGGAAGTCAAGGACCTACCGGACCTACAGGAGCAACAGGACCTCAAGGAAGTACAGGACAGACAGGAAGCCAAGGACCTACTGGTCCTACTGGTCCAACAGGATCTCAAGGACCGACAGGCCCTACTGGTCCAACAGGACCGCAAGGCTCTACCGGTGCTACTGGATCACAAGGACCTACTGGACCTACTGGTCCAACAGGATCTCAAGGACCAACAGGTAATACCGGACCAACTGGTCCAACAGGACCTCAAGGTTCTACAGGAGCAACAGGTCCACAAGGTACTACAGGACCTACTGGTCCAACAGGATCTCAAGGACCAACTGGATCTACTGGTTCACAAGGACCTACAGGACCAACTGGAGTTCAAGGTGCTGTTGGAGCTCAAGGAGCAGAAGGTAGTTTTGGAGGAGCATCATTTTCATACAATTTCAAAACAGCAACAGGGGATGCTGATCCTGGAGCTGGTAAATTAAGATTAGACAATTCCACACAAAATGCCGCTACAGGAATTTATATAGACGATCAAGATAATGAAAGCAGTGATATACAGTCTTTCTTAAGAACTATAGATGATTCTACATCAACTATAAAAGGGCATGTAAAATTATCAAATAAATTAGATCCTGGACAATTTATTATATTTACAATATCATCATTAGTAGAAAAAACTGGTTATTTTGATATAACAGTTTCTGCTATAGATTCAAGCACAACCAATCCATTCTCAGATGATGAAGAAATAATAGCTACTTTTGCTAGAACTGGAGATGCAGGAGATACAGGACCACAAGGTACAACAGGACCTACCGGACCTACTGGACCTCAAGGTACAACTGGATCTACAGGACCTACCGGACCTCAAGGTTCTACAGGAGCAACAGGACCACAAGGTACAACAGGACCTACTGGTCCTACTGGACCTCAAGGTTCTACCGGAGCTACTGGATCCCAAGGCCCAACAGGTTCTACAGGCCCAACAGGTCCTACTGGACCGCAAGGAAGTACGGGACCAACCGGACCAACAGGACCGCAAGGTTCTACCGGAGCAACAGGAAGTCAAGGACCTACCGGACCTACAGGACCGACTGGAGTACAAGGACCAAATGGACCAACTGGACCAACTGGATCTCAAGGTCCAACAGGACCAACCGGACCAACAGGACCGCAAGGTTCTACCGGAGCAACAGGAAGTCAAGGACCTACCGGACCTACTGGCCCTACAGGCCCAACCGGAGCACAAGGAGCAGTTGGTGCAACAGGACCTACTGGACCTCAAGGTTCTACCGGAGCTACTGGTAGCCAAGGCCCAACAGGTTCTACTGGACCAACAGGACCTACCGGACCTCAAGGATCAACAGGAGCAACTGGTTCACAAGGACCTACAGGCTCAACAGGACCTACAGGCCCACAAGGAGCTATAGGAAGTACCGGGCCAACAGGACCTCAAGGATCAACAGGAGCAACTGGACCACAAGGTACAACTGGAACAGATGGTATAAATACAACAGGATTTAAAATTGATTATTCCACAACAACTACAGAAGCTGATCCTGGAAGTGGTAATCTAAGATTTAATAACACGGATCCTGCTGCAGCAACAGAAGTATATGTAAGTGAAACAGATGCTGATGGATTAGGTATTGCCGGGCTATTAGATGAATTAACAACTTCCACATCAAATAATCACTCCTTAATAGCATTAAGAAAATACTCAGATCAACAATACTACGATAAATTTTATGTAACAGCCCAAACCGATAATGGAGGTTGGAGAACATTAACTATTTCTCATATTGATAAAAATGGTTGGACTAATGTAAATAATGGAAATGAATTATTTTTCTCTATAGCAATTACTGGGGATAAAGGTACACAAGGAACTACTGGAGCAACAGGTCCTACTGGTCCAACAGGCCCACAAGGAAGTACCGGATCAACTGGACCGACTGGTCCAACAGGCCCACAAGGAAGTACCGGATCAACTGGACCTACTGGACCTACTGGTAGTCAAGGACCTACAGGTTCAACCGGACCTACTGGTTCACAAGGACCGACAGGTTCAACTGGATCTCAAGGACCGACAGGTTCAACAGGCCCTACCGGCCCACAAGGAACAACAGGTTCAACCGGACCAACAGGACCTACCGGATCTCAAGGACCGACAGGCCCTACTGGACCGACTGGACCAACAGGTAGTCAAGGTCCAACAGGAGCTACTGGACCGACTGGACCTACTGGACCTCAAGGAACAACAGGTTCAACTGGACCTACTGGACCTACCGGACCTCAAGGACCAAATGGACCGACAGGCCCTACTGGACCTACCGGACCTCAAGGAACAACAGGAGCTACCGGACCTACTGGTTCACAAGGACCTACAGGTTCAACCGGACCTACTGGACCTACTGGTTCACAAGGACCTACAGGTTCAACCGGACCTACTGGACCTACTGGACCAACAGGCCCACAAGGAAGTACAGGAGCAACAGGTCCTACTGGTCCAACAGGACCTCAAGGAACAACAGGAGCAACTGGAAGTCAAGGACCGACAGGTTCAACCGGACCTACTGGACCTACCGGACCTCAAGGAAGTACAGGAGCAACTGGACCTACTGGTCCAACAGGACCTCAAGGAACAACAGGAGCTACCGGAGTTCAAGGACCAAGTGGAATAATACCTTTAGCAACAGATGGAGCAGACAGAATTATAACCTCTGACGGAGACGGTACAGGAACAGCTGAAGCAAATCTTCAATTTGATGGCAGTACTTTAGAAGTAGCTGGTAACTTATCGGTAACCGATATGATTGGAGGTGATGAATTTCTTTCTGTAAATGTTGGTAACGGTGCATTCGCTATAGGAGACTCAGCAGGCATTGCAAACGAAGCTTATATACAAGGTAACGGATGTATTCAAATATTTAGCTATGGAAGTGAACGAGCTAGGTTTAATGATACTACTACTATTTTTGGTAATGTAAATACACATACACTCTCAGGAGCACAATCAACAATAGCAGGTGGTCAATTAAACACAGGCTCGGCAAATTGTAGTTTTATAGGAGGTGGAGAATTAAATTTTATTGATGCAGGTGCTATTGATTCATTTATAGGTGGAGGTTGTTCAAATACAATATGCACTACTGAAGGTTGTGCAGGTATTGTTGGTGGATCAACAAACACCGTAGATGGAGATTGGAGTTTTATAGGTGTGGGTTGTGCTAATCTAGCAGTAGGAAATAATATTGTTATAGGGGGAGGAGCTGCCAATGAAGCTTGTGCAGGATGTTCCGTTATAGCAGGAGGATTCATAAATAAAATATGTGACGGAGAAAATTATGGTGCTATTTTAGGAGGAAGACAAAACTGCGTAGATGGAGATTATTCTGCAATTGGTGGAGGTTATCTTAACTGCGTTAGAAATAATTGCGGATTTATAGGAGGAGGATATTCTAACGATATAACTCAAACAGTCTCTGTAATTGGTGGAGGTTATAACAACTGTGCTTACGCTGCCTGCTCAGCAATTTTAGGAGGTCGAGACAACTATGTTGCTTCTTCTTTTGGAGCTATAGCAGGAGGGTATTTAAATTGTGTTAGAGATGTCTGTAGTTTTGTAGGTGGTGGTTATTCAAATGATATAGCAAATGGTACTTTTAGTAGTATAGTAGGAGGATACAATAACTGTATAACTTCTACAGGAAACTGTCATGTTATAGGAGGCGGTAGAAACAATTGTATCGCAAGCTCTGGAGATATTAATACAATTGGTGGTGGTAGAGATAATGATATTATAAGTACTAGTGGATGTAATACTATACCTGGAGGTAGTACAAATATTATCACCTCAGCAGCTGGTAATGCAACCATTGGAGGTGGATCAGCAAACTGTATTGAAGGAACAAACGCTAATACAATTGCTGGTGGAGGTATAAACCATATAAATAGTTCCGGTGATTATAGTTCTATAGGTGGTGGTCTTTGTAATTATGTTTGTCGTGATTATGTTACTGTAGCAGGAGGCTGTCAAAACTCAGGATCGGCCGATAGAAGTGGTATTCTAGGAGGTTTTGGAAATACTACTTCACATGGATGTTCATTTATTGTAGGAGTTGATATTGAAACACAAGGTGCTTGTACAACATTTGTAAATAATTTATCATATGATGGATTTACAGTAGGTACAGCTAATACAGCAGGTGAAATTGTTTATTTTGGAGGTGGATCATCATTAACAGCTGGGGATGTACATTACCTAAATTCCTCAGGAAACTGGGTAGCAGCAGATGCTGATGCAGCTTCATCATCTACTGGCTTATTAGGTATTACTTTAGGAACAAATGGTAGTGATGGTGTATTATTGAGAGGATTTGCTCGATTTACTTCAAATACTAATTATACAGGTATGACTACTGTAGGTGCACCATTATATGTATCCACATCAGCTGGAGATTTTAATCAACTTGCTACAGTCTTAACAGGTGATATAATAAGAATTATAGGATATGTGGTGGATACTACAAACGATATAATGTACTTCTGTCCTGATACTACTTGGGTAGAAATAGCTTAAAAATAATTTTATGGCAGGATTTGATACAGGATACAAAGAAAGAACTCTTACTTTTGAAAGTGATAAAATTAAGTACTCTAAAGACGGTAAAGAGTTTAACGTAATGATGGATTGGGAAACCCCAATTATGAAAAGATCAGCTGAATGGGTTACTAATGGAGGTAAAGCAGAAAGCGTATTAGAATTAGGTTTTGGTATGGGTATATCAGCCGGATTTATTCAAAACTATCAACCGGTACAGCATACAATTATAGAAACACACCTAGCTATTGCTGAAAGAGCAAATGCTTGGGCCGGAGAGCGTAATACATATTATGATAGAAATAGACTTAAAAATAGAGTTACTATCTTAGGAGGTAAGAACTGGTTTGATGAATTTGGAAAAGACTTTAGCAAATCAGGTTTACAGGAATTTGATGCTATTTTTATAGATACTTATCAAGATACAAAGTTACACGAATTTAAAAATTACATTACTAAATTTTTAAAGGTAGGAGGTAGAATGACTTGGTGGAACCCAATGGAAAATTTCATCCCAGACGAAACTACTAAAAATAGAAGAGAAGTCAGTTACGAACTAATCAGATTAAGTGATCATAAAATTAAAATTCCACAAAATGCATATCATAATACAGACGAGTATTACATGCCAATGTATATAAGACAGTAAAATTATGCCATCAGTAGCCCCGGAAATAACATCAGGAGAACTTTATATAGCTTTAGATGGTGCTTCATATACTTGGAGTGATACAAGGAATGCATCTACGGCAACAACTGCCTATGTATATCAAAATGGTGTTTTAATTAATGCTGAATATACTGGATTAAGAGGTAATACATTTAGGATTAGAAGAGGGTATTTACATTTTGATCTTTCCTCAGTTAGCGGTACAATTACAGATTTAGACTTAGATTTATATACAAAATCCCCATCCGTAACCAAAGACATTATAATTGTAAAATCTACTGCACCTGATGGTTCTAATATTGCAGTTGGTGACTTTGGAGCTGCAGATTTAAGCACTGCTTACTCAGCTGAGTTCACCTCCTTTAGTA